GATGGGCTCGGGGGCAAGGAGCCTTCCCTGTAAAGAATCGGTTCTCGTTGTGCGATGGTGCGTGTGGCTTCGGCTCGGTCGTGGATTCGCTGGCGATCTCTTGCTGATTTGTATTGTGTTCCGCGTCTGCTGTTGCATTCTCTGCACGCTGGCACAAGGTTGGACAGGCTGTGGTCTCCACCGCGATCTACTTCGACTAGATGATCGGCGGTATCAGCGACCTTCTTGTGGCACCAATGGCACATCGGTTGCCCTTTGAGTAATGCTGCACGATTGGTTGCATACTCTTTGTTGTTTGTTGTGCGTTCTCTTGGCATGGCTCACGCGCTTCGCTTGTGCTGGCGCGCCACTGCGTGGCTTGCCCTTGTCAGTGATGTCGGTCTCATGTGTGTGTGTCCGTGTCTGTTGCTTTGTTTGTTTGTGTGTATGTTATGCGAACCGTGAAGACATACAGGGATGAATGCTCCACCCACGGGGTTGCCCTAACCCGTACCCTTTGCACTCATCAGCTGATTATGTTCACAGCTCGCCCCGACGCTTTGCCTCGCTCATTTCGTCTTGCATGATTGAGGGCGCGTCGGTCTACCCTCGTTACCGAGTGTCACCAACTGCCGAGCGAATGGCTTAGGTCGTGCTACTAGCCGATTGTTTAGAGCTGGAAGTTGCTCAGAGTGTAGAGAATGTACTCCATGTCAGAAGGCTTCCAGACGCTATTGAAGTGTGAGCCTGCATCGAATGCCATGAGCCATCGCTTCTGTAATGGTGAGAGCTTTCCGCGCTCCGCTTTGAGCTCTACCGCGAGCAGTTTGCCTGACACGGGATGCAGCAAGATCAGATCTGGGAAGCCTGCGTCGCCTTGAACATTGGTGAGCCAGCGTCCTCGAGAGTTCTGTGCCGGCAGGTCATGATGGATGAGCCAGCCGTAACGCTTTGCAACACTGATGACGACCTCTTTCAGATCGGCTTCACTCATCTTTAGATCAGGCTTCATCAGCTGGAACGATCCGTTTGTTGTCTGCTAACCATTCCCATGCTTGAGCGAGTTTCTGCCATGTTTCTCTGCTCGCTTCAAGATCTGCGTATCGCTTTTCTAGCAGCGCTTTTTCGGCGCGCAATGTGTCAATGACTCCGCGCAAGTAATCAACTATTTCAATCGGGGTTGCCCCAGTTTGTTTTTCATCAAACGCGCTCACTTCAATACCTCAATGATCTTGGATGCTTCATGTGATTTGAGTAGTTCAAGGACCGCGCTGTCATCGCCGAGTTCACGATGGATCAATTCAAGTAAGCGAAGATCGTCTAATCCTTCGTCCTTTGCAAGCTTCTTGATGTAGCCAATCTGCTTCGGTGTGGCGAACGCTCCTCGAGGGATGTGTTCTTGAGTGGATGGTTGCCCGGCTGGGCGATCAGTTGTGGGCGCTAGGTTGCCCCCCAGCCGAGCTACCTTTTCCATCTCTTGACGGGAAGGTCGGGGACCATTCCCTTGAGACTGAATAGGACTATTGCTAATTGCGCGTCCGATTGCTGAGGTCTCTCCGTTTTCGCACCAGCTGGTCATATTGACCCCACGGTCAGATCGTTGCTCATGCGCGTAACCGACTGACATCGGCTTTGCGTCGTCAGCGTGCCGGTATAGCTCTGCACGGAAGATGCAAGAATCTCCGTCGTAGTTCATCATGCAGGTCTCAATACGACCATCGGGAAATGCTTGCCAGAAGCGCACAAGACGCTGCTCAACGGTCTCGTAGTTGCTTAGATCAAATCCCATCAGCAAGCCACCCAGACGATCGCATCATTGCCTGAGATGGTTTTGCGTGTGCGTCCCGAGTCCATAACAAGCGCGTCGCGCACAAGTGACACACGCGAAGGACGAACGGTGTTGCCGGACATCTCGAGTGTGCGTTCTATTTCTTCGTCTGTCATTCCACCGAAGAGCTTGATCGCGTTGTAGATCTTTTGACGCTTAGATCCTGATCGTGGATAAGCGTTGATTGCTGCGCGCTGCGATGTTGGATGCGCTTTCTTTGCTGTGATAACCACATTTCTATTGACTGTTGGCACATATTTTGTGCCACCTAATCCTGTGGTGATTTGGAATAGTTCTGGCTGATGGTCGGACATGTCGGATGCCTTTTCTATGAGTGCGCTTCGAGCGCTTTGATTGCTTGGTCCAGTGTAGTCACATCGTAAAGTGGCATCGGATCATTCAGTGAAAGTTGATTTTTCATTGTGCGTAGCCGACGAATGATTGATGCGTGAGGGTTTTTGCTGATCGCCATGATGTCATCAATGAGTCCGAACATCGCCATCGTGTGATTGACATGATCGGTGCGTTCCAGTACAAGCTTGCGAGTTTCTTCTGAAAGTTCGCCTTGATTCCATGCTGTGCCTTCGCTCATTTTGTGCTCCAAGGTCCCCATCCGAAGCCGTAACGCTCCATGCCGTAATTGTAAATTGCTAACCCTGCGATGAGATTAGTTTCAGCGTGTAACAGATCTTCTAGCTCGGTGATGATGCCACGCTCGCTCAAATAATCCAGCCAGAATCCATTGACCTGCATAAGTCCGAAGGATTTGCGTGGATCTTTGTGGTTGATTGCGTTAGGTGTGCAATTTGACTCTCTCCAAATTATTGACTCCAGCACGGTGCGCTGATCCGGATCCCAGCCGAGGTTGATTGCCAAAGCTGAAAACTGTTCGCACGCGCTCGAATACGGATCGATGTAGATCGTGGAGCTCGTGGTCGTGGTTGGCTCAATGAGGTATGGCTGGACGCTGATCGGCGCTAGGGCAATAGTCCCAGAAGGCTCTTTAGACGCGCTAGGAGCCCCTGTGAGAGCCGTAAAGCCGAAAACGGTACAAAGCACTAGCCCTATCAATTTCTCTGCAAAGTAGTTCATTTTTTCTCCAGTGGTATAGGCACGCCCCATGATGAAGCATGCGATCGGAATGCAATTTGTCCTAGTAGGTACTTGCCCGATTCGGGTTCCGTGAAGATCTGTACGAGGATCTCTTGTCCGTTATCCATCACGCCTACATAGACGCTGTAGTCAAAGAACTGTGGTTCACTCATAATCACTAGCCTTTCGTCGGTAATCCGACCTTAGGGCATCGGTCAAGCTTTAGGTGGGATTTCCCCGAAGACCTTTAGAAACGCGGCTTTGACCCAGATCACCGAGTCTGCAGCTTGTGGTGTGATTTCTATGTGAAACCAGTCGCCCGGCACGCCATGAAGTGTTGGCTTGTCGTAGACCTTCCACGCATAGCGGTCACATCTCCAAGCTCTACCGTTCGGACCTACATAGTCGAGAATGCACTGCAATCCAAGTTCGTTTGCGTTGGCGACAAGCTTGTCAATAAAGACCAGCGCTTCTTTGCGTGATGCTTTTGGGTTCTTTTCGCTCTTACGGTAGGAAAGATCCACAGCTCTGCCAGTCGCATGAACCGACAGCGATCCGGGCTTTCCGCGCATGTCGCGCTGACCCCATGAACCGTTGTTCCAGAGCGCTCCGTTAGATGCAGCGATGGCTTGTTTGATCCATTCGTTCATGCCGGCTCGAGGAGCTGGTGATGCTCCGTCAGCGTTGCCGATGTAGTCCCTTGCGTTCGGGACCCCAGCTTTAGCTTTGGCTATCGCCACGACCAAATGCTCCGTCTTTAGGGTTTACCCAGCGCAGCAACGGGGGGATGATTGCTGCGATTGCGCCTTTGCCGAAGTCGCGCGGATCTGTTGTGCCGGTGGAATAGACCGCAATAAGAGCTCCTACTACTGAGCGTGCGTAGCTGGCGAGCATGGCTTTGTCTTTAGCTTTCATCGTGTCCGTCCTTTGATTTGTTCTTGAGTCCGTTAGATGCAAGTAATCCTATTAGACCGCCAGAGAGTGTCATGAGCATTGGGTTCAGTACTGAAAAGGCTTCTGCGTCGTTTGGTGCTTGCTCGAGTGGCTGGGTCACGAAAAGCAGACCATAGAGTAATGTGAAGATTGAGCCCACGAATGCAAGTGTCAGACCAATGCCGACAATCAGGATTAGCCGAGCTTTGATTTCTTCGTTTGTGTATTTAGGCACAGCGACCAGTCCCAACTTGTAGATCTGATGAGATTGTCACAGGCTGGTTGCCTGCGCGCACACAATTTTTGCGTTCACGATCAGCGCATCCGGAGCATCCCCACATCACGACCGCGATCAGCAAGCTGCACCCGATCAGGTATCGCCAGCGCATTACGCAGGTCCGATGTCCTCGACGATAATTTGGCGTTTTGCTCCTGGTCCACCACCATAAGCTAGAAAAGTGTTGGAACTAGTTTTGCCGGTTCCGACAACGACCGTTGAACCTGCAGAAAATGTTGTGATTACTTGCATAAGCATAAGTTGTCCGTCAATGCCGGGCCCGACTGGTTCAAGGTCGATATATTGTTGAACCGCGCCGGAAACATTTGTCAGTCGTATTTGGAAAGTCATGTAACCCGGTGCAGGGTTAGATGGTTGAATAAATGGCTCAACATAAGTAATTTTATAGTAACGATTTGCAACAGCAGTAAAACTTGAAGAAGTGAGCAAAACGGTTTCAGTTGTTCCGATTGATGCACTTGATGTTGTGCTTTGTGTGAACGCAACAACACCTCGTGGAAAACGGTTTTGCTGTGACGCTGTGAGGACTGCTCCAGCGCTGAAATCGGTGTTTGGGTTGATTGCCATAAGTGCTCCTAGGTTAGTGCGTACACGGTATCAAGTGTTGAACTGTCAAGAATGAAGTCCAGATAGACCTGTGTTGGGGATGTGTAGATTGTGGTTTTGTGTGGCTGGCTAAAAGTGATCTCGTGGACTATGCCTTCGATCGCTGCAGTTTCGGCGACGATTGATGTTGTGGTCTGGCTGGTCTGAATTGTTTTTTCAATGCTGACCACGCTTCCGATGTCGAGTGTGGCGACTACATCGCGCTGAGCTGTAGTCAAAGTCTGGAACTCTGTCGTCAGTCCGGTAAAGACTGCTGTCGGGACAGGTTGAATCAGATAGGCAGCGAGAGCGAGAGCTGCAGCGTCGTTGTGCAAAAGGCTTCCTAAATATGACACAGACTGAATGAAATACTCTGCCTGTGAGCCTGCGTCGTCAATGGTCTGTGGGTTAGTTGGGTCTTGCAAAGTTGAAACGGTCGCACGATTGACCACTTTGTCCGCACCGAAATTGATGCCAAGATCCGAATATGGATAGTCACCATGATCGCTAAATGTTGCTATTGGTGTGCCGACGAAGCTTCCGATTCTATTTTGGAAAGTGAACACTCCTGAACGGTTTACGAACGCGCGACCCTGTTCTGCGTCGATAATGTCGGCGAGGTATTGCTGAACATTTGTTCCCTGTGGGACCGTGTATGCAGCTGATCCGCCAAGTGTTGTTTCGCCTGTTTCTATTGATTGCTGACCGACACCTTGAAATGCGTCCACTTCTGGAAGCGCGAGCATTTCAACGACACGAGCGCTTGACAACTGTTCGCTGACATTCCATTCGTCCAGCTCTGCCTGTGCGAGTAGATACTGATTATCTACACAAAAGACCTGCACGACATCGTTGTTGTCCATTGAAAAGAAATAATCGTAATTGACAATAATTCCCTGAAAGAGCGACTCCGCTGTTCCGAGCGCGTCATAACGGTAGAAACGAACTTGACGCATAGGTGCAAGACCCGGCTGATTATTTGCTGGATCGGCGTTGGCATCGTTGAAAGGGTTGAACGCGCCATAAGCGATCTGGTCGTTGAGTGTGAAACTCATTGTGCCGGGCAAGAACTGGTCTCCAATGTCGCGCCTACCTCGGAAGATGTTCACAGCTGTCACGCCTGTGGTGACATCGGCGAAGGTTGTGCCCGGTCCGAGCGTATAGAGCGTGTTGTCTAGAACGCCTTTGAGATCTGAGTCAAGTACAAAGCTGCCAGAGTCAAAGCCTGTGTCTATCTCTAGCTTGTATTCACCTGACTGGATGACTGCTGCACCCATGGTTATGCGACCGCGATAGCTGCTGGACCGTATGCACGGTTAGCTGCACGAATGGCATCGATCACTGCTTTGCCTTGTTCGGCTGATGAGTTCAGTCCACCACTCACATTGATGTTGTAAATGGATCCGCCACGCATAGCAGCATGTTCTTCCGCGCTAGTTGGGATTGCTGCCATTGATGAGCTAGAAGGTCCGAGCATGATCGCGCCGACTGTGCTTTGGAAGTTCGCTCCGATACCTTTCACATCCGCGAGATTCAATTTCGGATTCTTCAGCTTTGCCTGTGCGCCAGCGATCGCATCATTGACACCCTTGAGCATCGCTTCGCCTTGCTTGACCCCAGCGCCATAAAACAGGTCAGCACCAAAGACACCGAGCGCGTCAGCGAACATGTTGAGCGAGTCCAGCATCTGGTTGATCCCATTGGGTCCTGTAATCGCGTCTGAGCCACCTTGGATCAGTTCTGTGGCGATTGCGTCTCCAGCTTCTTGACCTGCTGCTAGAACGCTTCTGAGAGCCCTTTCCGATAGACCCATTTTGAGCAGTTGTTCGACCTTTGATCCGAACGCTTTTGCACCGTTGGCTTGCTGTGTGAGCTGGGCGAGGATGGTCGTTCCGGCTTCTTTGGCAGCGTCAGCTGCACCAGAAATTGAGAACTCACCAGTGACCGATTGCGAGACTGTGGTCTTGAACTCGTCGTAGGCTTCTTTGGCTTTTTGAAGTTTGTCTTTGGCAGTGTCCAAAGCTTCAGCGAATTGCTTTTCAATTTCTTCTCGAGCCTTCTTGATCTTCTCGCCCATCTTGTCCACTGAGCCACCAGCACCGCCAGCTGCAGTGTCAAGACCCTCAAGACCAGTCGTGGCTAGCTTGCCACTATCAGCCATGCGAATAAGTTGTTGATTTGATCTTGACGATTCAGTATTGAACGCGCCGAGACTGTCTTTCATTCCGTCCATTTGGCGCTTGTAAAGGGCGAAAGCTGCAACGCCAGCGATCACAGTTGCGATGCCGATACCTGTAGCGATCTGGACGGCTGTGAATGATGCTGCAAGTGCATAGTTGATAGCGATAGTGACAAGCGAAACTGCTCTCCATGCAGCGAGCGCAATGTTGGTGGCGATGATTGATGTCGCAATGGCTGCGATGACAACGGATACGCCGAGGATTACTGGTGTGTTCTTGCTTGCCCATTCAGCAAACTTTGTCAAGAACGGCAACACAGCCTGCACAGCTGGAAGAAGTGCCATTCCGATCTTTGTTGCAGTGTCTTCCAGTGTTGCTCGGAGTATGCGTTGCTGGTTGGCTAGACCGTCGCTTGTACGGGCGAAGTCGCCTTGTGCGTCTGTTGTCTGCTCGAGGATTGCTTGCTGTGCTGCAAGGATTTTCTGTTGAGCTGTGAGAGCTTTGTTGCCCGAATAGATACCCATCTCTGTCGCTTTGGCTTTGAGTGTGGCATCGTCAAGCAACACACCGAAGCGTCGCAAGGGTTCTGATTCTCCTCGAAGAGCTGCACCGAGCGCGAGAGTTGCTTCTTCTGGCGTGCTGTTATTGAACGACGCTAGATCTGATGCAAGCGTCACGAAGTCGGTTGAGAAGGTTGCTAAGTCGTCGCCAGCTAGCCCGGCTGCTTTTCCAAAGGTTCCAAAAGTTGATGCAGCTGTGAGTGCTTCGTTTTGTGTTTGTCCGAGAGCTTTATTTGCGCTGCTAGCGAAGTTCTGAATACTTTTCGCTGATGATCCAAAGATTACTCCGACTTTGTTTTGTGTTTCGGCAAGGTCTGATGCCATTGATACTGCTTTGCCACCAGCGACAGCAAGACCAGTGAGAGCAGCTGCAGCAGGTAGGAAAGCTTTCTTGACAACAAAAGACGCTTTTTCACCGTTGGTTTCAAGTTCCTTGAACGCTTTGATGCTTCGCTCAATACCTTTGCCGTCAAAGTCGGTGATGATGGGAATGCGAATTGCCATTAGATCTGTCCACTTCTTGCGATTGCTTTAGTGATGTTGTCTTCGACTGATCTTGTGATCTGTTCTACAGCGCTGTTGATGTTGTCCTGATTTTTTTCTACTGCTGGATACATGGTTCGCGAAGGGTTTTCAGGGAATGTTGCAGCAAGGTTCTCGATCAGCGTGTTCGTCCAGCTGTAGGTGATGCCTTTGCGCTTTTGGGTTGATGTGGATTTACCACCACGCCCAGCAATGTCAAACACAATTCCTGCTGGATTCTTTTGCTGCACAATAAAAGCGCTCAGAGTTTCGTATTGTGCGCCGTTGATGAGGTTCTTTTTTCGGGCGCGTCGAGTGTCAATCTTTACGCTTACGCCACGATTAGCGATTGCTTTATCCCACGGCATGATGTGTCGCCATTTGCGACCAAATCCACGCATGACAGTGGAGCCGATCCCGTTGGGGATATTGGCTCGAGCATCGTTCAAGGTTGGTTCCATTAGACGCTTGTATTCTTTGGTGATCTCGCGACGGAGATCTGGGGCAAGACGATTCAGCAGCTTGAGGTCTTCTTTGATTCCTCGTATCTCTGTGCTGACTTCGATTGCCATGTTGTCACTTCCTGTTTCTTTCCTCTAACACAGTAGTGACAGTGAGCAGGTCGGCAGTGTCAAACTCTTCCTCGTAAAAGCGCGGAGCCCACGAAAGACTGACTAGCAATTCTGCTAGGAGCCTTCGGTGAGTTCCGCGTGGGTAGGGTTTTCTATTTCCTCAGCGCTCACTTCTACCGAGTCAAGCTTGGCAATGAACTTGTCAAACTCTCCCGGCACGACGATCTTCGCTTGCTTACATGCTTCCCACGCGAGGAACGCAAGATCTTCTACGCCGATCCCATTCGCCATGTCTGACGCTTTGCGCTTGAACCTTCGCTCCCATGCAACCAATGTGACCAGATTAGTTGTCACTTCGTATGGGTCTTTGCCTGCTTCTGTCACCTTTAGGTGCAGCTTCATTTCTTCTCGCTTTCGTGTCGGACCGATGTGCGGTCAGTTATTAGCTTTCGTT